GCTGGCGCAAGTTGGAAGATGATTTAGGTAAGTTTGATACCTCAATCAGGAAACCATGGTGTCAGTATGAAGTCTGGTTGTGTGAACAGTTTGGAGCTCCTCGAGCGGTGTTGGATTTAATGAATTCCAACACTCAAACTCATGGTTTCACACATCATGGATTGAAGTATAAGGTTGATGGAACACGTAAGAGTGGTGATCCCTTTACTTCCCTTTTTAATTCAGTTATCAATGGAATTTCTCATCTGTATTTGTATTGTAAATTTACAGGTAAAACAGTCAAACAAGCAAGATCTTCAATTGTAATGATATTACAAGGTGATGATAATGTTTTGGCTCATCAGGAAACTGGAGAATTCCAATGGCAAACAGGAATGGCGAAGTTGGGTTTTGATAGTAAAGCAATTTATAGGAAGGACGATGAAGTAGAGTTCTGTTCCAATAGATTATATCAAACATCTAATGGTCCTGTTTTTGGTCCAAAACCTGGAAAAGTTTTGGCTAAATTTGGTTACATTATAAATCCTCCATTAGGTGTTTCACGTGAATCACTAATGAGAGGTGTTGCTTTGGGTTTACAAAAACAATGCAATTTTATTCCTCCAATTAAAGTGGTGGTTGACCGTGTCCTTGAGTTAACGCAAGGGCATAAAGCTGTCTTCTCTAATGCTTATATAGAACATAAGATGAAGATAAGTGGTTTTTATGATCGAACTCCCGAAGTTGATTATCATTTACATGAACAGTATGGTTGGAATACTGATATGCAAGTGCAGTGGAAAAAACTTATTTCCACGATCAAGTTAGGTGATGATCTCAATCATCCTTATGCGCAATTGTTGTTTGACAGAGATACGAGTGGTCCTCAAGTCATATTTCCAATTGCTGCATAAATCACTCTCATTAGGAAGGTTATTAGTAAAAAAGCAGCGCAATTAAATCGGCAGTGCTCCTCTTTTGTTCAATAAAGTTCAAGAGTTATAACCAGAATGGTGGCTAGAATAGTTAGCAAATCGTATGTGTGTGCGTGCGCCTGGATGACCGGTGCAAAATAGGTCTTTAGTTTAAAACGTAGCGTTAATGGTCGTGACCACCCGAAGGGGTGTTTAACGACGGCTGCATGGCCTGCGGTCGGAAAAGGCACTAACAATCAACCAATAGGTAACGGACAAAATCCATGAATGGTAAGTCGGAATTAAGTGGAAGGAACACCACCTTTAACTTTTTCGCAACACCTTCTTCATCAGGATTGTATTCTGTGGACAGTGTTCTATTGGTCGTTGATTGTTGAGTAGCAAGTACGGCGGGGTGTTCGTGACACCATGTCTCAATCAACTAATCAAAGAAAAATGACAATTTCTAAAATGTCAAAAAAAACAAAAAATGCTCGTGTTCGTGTAGCTGTCCGTGATGACAGGCTAGCGATTAGAGCGCTTGTAGGTCGTTCAAGATCTAAGCGTCTCAAAGCCAGTATTGGTAAACCTTCTCGTTCTCGCCGTACAGGTCGAAAACAAGCAGGTCGTGGTTCATCTAATGCCGCATATAATACTGCACGTTATGGTGCAGGTATGCGGACTGTTACAGATGGTATCTCTATAATGAAGACTATTCATAATGGTTCCGTTATAGAGGACACTTTCTCCATTCGTCGAGAGAAAGTGTCTAATATTGTAGGTAGTACAGGAAGTACACTCAATATTAAACAACAATTATTTTTGAACCCTGGAAATACTGTATTATTTCCAATTTTTTCCCAGATAGCAGCGACTTATGAGCAATTTCGAGTCAATACTTTAGTTTTTTCTTATGAAACTGAAGCATATGCTGCATCTGGAACTGCAGTGTCAGCTGGTAAAGTTATATTGGCTACCAACTATGATCCTGCAGATTCAGCATTTTCCTCTGATGGTCAGATGGAAAATTATTTTAATAGTGATCGCGGTGCTCCGTACTGCGAAATCATTCATGATGTCTTACAAGGTGATCACGCTTTGCGTGATGAGCCTTTGAAAGATTATTTTGTTAATTCGTCTGCGAACTTAATTGCTCCTACGAATGATTCTACTAATAATAAATTCTATGATCTCGGTAATTTTCAATTAGGCTGTCAAGGAAATGCTTCCTCTACTGCTGAAATTGGTGAATTATATGTTACTTATTCTTTTACAATGATCCGTCCCAAACAACAAACCCCTTTAGGACAAAATTTAGTTGCTGCTCATATTGTTGAGTCGGCTAATGCTACAGCTACTGCTGCAGCTCCTTTGGGTACCACTGGTGGTGTTCTTCGTGCTGGTGGCAACCTTAATTCGGTTGTCACCTCTACTACTTTTACATTGCCTGTTATTGGTCAGTTTATCATTTGTGGTGGTTGGGCTGGTTCCACCATCACTTCCGCTCCCGTGTTTACTCCGGGTGCTGGAGGTGTTATAGTTGGTAATAATATTGTCGTCGATAATGGCGGTAGTGTTATTAGCTCATTCACCACCACTCGTGGTAGTATTTTACAAGTTTATAATGTAAATACTGCCGGTACTGGTATTCCAAATACTGTTAC